GGCGCTGGCTGGCCCGCGTGATAATGACCGCAGCAGGCATCCAGAAGATTGCCGCTGCCGCAGGGACAAACTGAACTGCTCATGAGGTCTCTCTCACCACCAGTATTTGCCGAAGTTTTCCGGGTTGGCCCAGAACTTGGCGTTGAGCCAGTCCGGGACCTGTTTGTACTCACGCAGATCATAAGTGAACAGGGTCAGCTGCCTTATATTCCGGGCCTTTGGAGGCTTACTGGTGGCCGTGTGAGACCTGATCATAACGAGGCTCGACGAGCATGTCTAACAGGTTTCTAACAGTCGTCTAACACTTCTGGGCCATCATCCAGAGGCGCGCATGGGCACGCGATAAGGACCCATGCAGGCGCGATAAGGACCACGCGAGGGCACCCACGGGGGGGGATGGGCGAGTGCGCCCGTAGTGAGGTGGTCCTTCAGATTTTTCCGTCAAATCTCAAAGGGTCTGATTGCGCCTGTCAGCGAATGCTTGATAGCGTTGTGCAGTCGTTGCGTGGGTAGCGACACCACATGGAGGAAGCCTGCATGGCCGATGTATCGTATTTTTATGTGTACAAGGATGTTAAGAGTGAGTGGAGGTGGAAGTTCGTTGCTAAGAACTCCAAGACCATCGCGGTAAGCTCTGAGAGCTATCACAACCTTGCAGACTGCGAGCACTCCATCACTCTGATTAAAACCCAAGGGCCTACCGCCGTTGTAATTGGTGATGATGATTTTGACCGCTTACGCAAATAGGTGATCAGGATTGGCTCAGGTCGCATGGGCAGCTTGGGCCAGTCATTGATAGTCATCATCTTAAGACAGGCCACAGAGTGGTCTTAAAAGAGGAGTAACCTCAAGCCTCCCTCTGGTTATAGTGAGGGGTTTTGCTGTAGTGCTGAAAATGACCAGGCATCCTTGTCCAGTCACCCATTCACCATCCCATATAGTTGGTCGTAGTACCGTCAGCCTCATAGCCGATCACCACGTCACCCATCATCATCTGCCTATGGTCCTCAAAGCCGATCAACGGGTCTTCCATATGTTGCTGAAGGAAGTCTTCAAGCATCTCTGAAGCGCCTGCCTCTGAGTCTTTCTCCATGGCTTCCGTGAAGAAATGCACACCGATTGCCAGGGCATCAAGGCGGTCATCATGGGCCAGAGCCCCGCGCTCCTTAGTGATTCTTGTGAGCTGATAGAAGCCGCTGTACTTCACATCGGTAGTCCCGTCGATGTTCAGGGCGGTTTCGTAATCACGGTTAATGACATCCTCCATGACCACAAGCTTATGACTGCCAAGAACCGGTTCCAGAACGTCGCAGATGCGCAGCTCTTTCTGACCCTTTGACTTGACCTCAGTGACTGCACAGCGGTGCGTACGGGTCATCACAGGGCTAAATAGCTTCACGTACATACCGTCGCCGAAGTTACCTTCAATGACCACCTCGTTGACCTTGAAGCGCTTGCCGATGTCTGCCAGAGCCTGAAGCGTCTTGTCATCGTAACCACCACGGAAGCCCCCCCAATCCATCAGGAAGATGTAGCCGTTGAGCATGTAGAGGACCGCATAGCCCGTTTCGTCCTTGCCCCGGCCCGATGGGTCGATCACAAGAATCTTAGCGGTATACGGTGCGGATGCATTGCCTACGGTTTCATAGCGGTGGAAGCGGTCGCCCTTGAGGCCAACGTTGGGCAGGCCCTTAATCTCGTTGCCGTTGTTCGGGAGCCACTGCAAGGTTGTCGGCGCCGACTCAAGAGAAAAGCGACCTACAACGAAGTCACGCAGCTTGAGCGGGTACTTTTCGGCGTCAGACAGATTTGGATTGAGCATAAATTGCAGAGCAAAACCGCCCTTGCCGTAAGACAGTTCACGCTCCCGCAAGTCGGTGTCGTCAAATCGAATAGGGTCGGTCGGCTCCCAGTAAAGGGTTCCGTCAGCGTCCAACTCGCCAGCCAGCATAGGGGCCAGTCGATGACCGTAGCTCTCACGGTCTTTTAGATCCTTCGGATACCTTGCGGGCCAGATGGTAGTCACGTAGCCGCGACTCTCAAGTTCCCGATATAGGGTCATTTCAGTCTGAGGGGTCCCCAGATAGATGATTGTTCCGTTGGGCTTCAGGATTGCATCGAACTCTTTCACAAGCTCGCCCAGGTGTTCACGGGCAGCCTGAGTAGCCGAGTTATTCGGGACCTCCACGTCATCCGCAATCAGGATGTCTGCACGGCTCCCCGTAAGCTGCCCAGTGATACCTACCGACTTCACCGATGGCGAATGGTCAGGCTTGGCAGGCCCCACGTCGAAGGCAAGCGAGCTGTCCCGCTGGCCGTTCTGAGGCTTCATGTGGTGCAGGAATGGGAGGAGGTCGATGATGCGCTTGATGAAGATGCTGTTCGCATCCGCCCGCTCTTTCGAGGCTGAGACGATGAGGAACTTGAGGTCTGGGTTGTTCCATAGCTTCCACACCACAAAGGCGCAGGTAATGAACGATTTTCCGATACCTCGGAATGCCTGAAGTATGAATCGACGTTGGTCGCCTGATGACAACTTACGACTCATGTCGATTTGGCATTTAGTTGGTTTTGGCAGGTTGAGCGCCCGCCACAAGACAAAAAGAAAGGCCACGAATGACCTTTTCATTAACGCAATTTCTTTATCTCCTTGGTTCAATTAGCTCCCTCCTTGGCGTTCTCCTTGCAGTTCGCGAATGGTTTGTTGAAGTGCAGTTACCTGAGCATCTGCACGTTGGGCGTGCTCGATAAGGAATCGAGAAGTGTCTGGGTGTAATTCGGCGTAACCATCAAAGATGGGTCCACTACAAGCTGAGAGGCCACGCACGGTTGCGTCGGCAAGTTGGACCCGCAGGCCGATACCGTCAGCGCGCAGCCGATCAATAGTCCCCTGAGCCAAAGACGACTTCTGCGCCAGATGCGCTTGCCACTGATTCGAGATGTCGGCCAGAGCCGCTTGAGACTTTTCACGTTCCTCCTCCTGTTTCTTGTTGAACGCCAGTTCGGCGGTTTGGGCCTCCAATAGGTGCTTGGTGTCGGAGTCGTGATAGCCCTTCAGGTAAACCCCGAGGACTATCAGACAGGCACAGACAAGCCCCAAGAGACCCTTGGTAAGGGTGTTCATGCGGGGTCTCCTTAGTGGTGGGTCTCGCCGGGACCGTAGAGTTCTTCGTCAGTTAGCTTCTGAACATCATCGAGCGCAGCCGACAAGTCGCCCAGAAGGGACGCATTCGGTTGAAGCTTGGCGATGGTGAACTTGTGGCGTTCGAGGAACTTGCCGACGGCGTTATACAATTGAGGGGTGCGCTTGGCTTCGTCTTGCAAGTCCTCTAAGAGGCTGCGCGCAGTCACCGTATCGATGGCTGTTAGAAGCTGGCGTAATACGTCTTCACTCATTTGGTTACTCCTTGCTCTTACGCTTTTCCTCCATAACGGTCTTGAAGACCATGACAACGGTTTGAGCGATTGTGTAGGTGATGAGAGTGACGTAGAACCAATCACTCAGGGAAAGGCCAGCGAAGCGGCTTGCAACATCAGCACCTGCGCCTGCGGCCACAGGGACGTACTTGACGACCCCGTTTTGAAAGTCCATTTCGATGCTCATGGGGTCATTGCCTTGATCTGTTTTCGCAGGTTCTGGGCAAGGTCAATCTGTTCGGGCGTAGCAATACCCAGCACGATGTCCGGCCAGATAGCATCAAGCTCTACCTGAAGGTCATGCGGGGTCACGTCCGGTCGCTGCCACTCTGCAACTGGGCCAGCGTTACCTTGAGCGAGGTACTCGAAGATTTCCGGACAGTGAGGCCCAAAGGTATCCCACGGGCAGGCGGTAAAGGGCATTGTTTCGGCATAGCCTTCCATGTTGGCATTCACCACCAGAATGGTGAGGTCACAGTCGATACGGATTTTTTCTTTGTCAGACCAGCGAGGTGCTACGGCTCCCAGCACAGTCAAGTCATTGCTATAGGTCTTAGGGAACATAAGGTCTCCTTCGTTGTTATGCGACACGCATCCAGTTTGAAACCCCACCATTGTTTGAGACGCCTTGGTTGCGCCACGTACCGGGTGGGGCTGACGCGACGTGATTGTGAGTCGCATAGCGAAGGTTGCCGCCAGCGAGTTGCCCGTTTAAACCTATATAAGTCCCTGAGACGTTCAGCAGTGACGAGGTGCCGCCGACTGCTTCACCGTAAAGGTTATTGATTACCCAGTTCCCAAGATTCCCGTTAGTGACGACGCTTCTATTTGTGCCACCCGAATCCATGATTGCCAGTTCTGAGCCCTGTTGCCATAAAGCGAAGCCATATTGACCGCCTCGATGGAATCCGTAAGCAGGCGGTGTTCCGTCAAGAGTTTGGGCCAGGAAATGGCAGTTTGAGTACATAGTGGGGTTTGCGAGGACGCCATTTCGGTGAGATGCGACACGGCCCTGATTCTCGATACCGGATGTTCCTATCTGATTAAAGTTAGAAGAGCCATCCGCGCTCCAGCGAGCGGCCAGACTGTTTCCTGCCTGAACCCGAACAGAGTTGTCAGCGCCCGCATAGATGACCCCACGCGTAACGCCTTTGTCTTGGTTATAGAACCAGAGATGGCAGTTACTATTGCCTGAGGAGCGAACTCCGAAAGAGTTCAGCGCGTCAATCGCGCCGTTGCCCATCGCATCGCCGTTAAAGGTGACTCTGCCATTGAGCTGACTTGTGCCGAGCACCAGTAGGTCTCGCTGGATGTGAGTGTTACCGTTACCCTGGAAGACGATGCGGGCACCGTTGGCGTTATCGTAAAGATGCACGGCCCTGTCCGCTGTACGAACAAATCGAATCGGATCAGAGCCGTCAGCTTTGGCAAACGTGAAGTTCGCTTCAACGTCGTTCCGAGAAACAAACGCGCCGCCTTTGGCACCTTGGGTTCCTTTCCAAACAACATCGATTCCCGAAGTAGAGTCGATGGTCGCAGCGAGACCGTTAAAGTTGCCTAACTTGTCCGCTTCGGTCTTCGCTCGGTCAGCTTGAAACGTTGCCCGGTCAGCTTCGGTCGTCGCCTTACTGGCTTGTTCGACTGATAGCTGACGGGATGCTTCTGAAGCAGTCGCAGAGTTAAACGAGAGACCCGCTTGATGTGTCGCTTCGGCCTGCTGTTCGGTAGCCTGCAAGTTGCTGGCTTGTGATGCGGCTGCCGAGGCGGCTGCCTGATCGCGGGACGTATTGGTCTCAACAAGGTTTTGATAGGACTGAACATTGTTAGTGTGCGACTGTTGATTGCTCGTCTCCGCAGCGGCAGCAGACATCGCAGCGGCAGCGGCCTGATTAGATGCCGACTGGCCCCAAGCTTGTTCTTGCCGAAGGGTAACGGTGTCTCCGGGGTCAATAGCATCCGCAACATTGACGATCCTGCGACCGCGGGCATCAAGATCACCGTTGTTGTTCACACCGATTGTATCGGCGGTTAGGTCGCGAGCTTCCTCAGCGATGTGAAGCGATTGAATTTGCGAAGTGTTCAGGTCATAGGCCCGAAGGATCGACCCATCGCTAAAATCAACCAAGCGATCAGTCGCGGACGTTACTCGGCGCAGCTCAATATGATTAAAGCCCTGTGTTGGGCCCCAAGCGCTCGTAGTGTTGATGGTGGTTTTCGAGGTGAAGCGGTATTCCGAGTTTAGTACCAGAGGGCGTCGAGTAGACCCGATGAGGGTCACAATGATGAACTTTCTGGCGAGGTACTCGAAGGGAATCGTAAAGTCCTTCAGGGTCCCGTCAAGGGGATACGTGAGGACTGTTTTAGGCGCGGCCATTTGTGCCTCCTTTCAGGTAAGTGGAAGCCGGACCCGTGCTGGCATCCTGCTTATAGTGAGGGGTTCTATCTAATCTCTACGCCTTGCGTTTCCATGATCATCAGCAAAAGCTTTTGGCTCACAGGATCGTTAGGCACGAGCCCCCGAAGGCCGTTGAAAATACCGGTCATATATTCTTGATCGGCTCGACGTGAGTCAGTCCCAGCGGCTCCGAAGGCGTTGTATCCAACTTGTCCGGCGCTTGCGAGTACTCCATAGGCCGGGACCTGTTCGGCAATCCGCCCGAGGACCCCAGTAACCCGGTTGTCTTTGGTCGCGGAGAACTTCATGGCCCCAGAATCCCGCTTATCTTCAGGCCCCCGAGGGAGAATTGAGGATCGGACCATTGCGGCCTGATCGAATCCCAGCGGCGCCCCAACGATGTTCGCCAGACCCAGAGGCGCCCCGATGTGAGAGCTACGGGACAGGGCGGCATAAGCCAGCATTTTTGGGTCAAGAGCCTGCTTTAGATAGCGCTCTCTCTGGTGCTGTGGCATGCCCGCTGCCTGGCTGTGCTTCATCGCCATGTACGCACTCAGCGCAAGACCAGTCGAGATGACTGCCTGCATGGTTTTATCAATAGCCCGACCGTTCTTAGTGGCGTCATGGAAACTACGGATTAGCCGGGAGTTGACCGAGCGCATGGTGAAGTTCTTGAACTGCATTGCCATCTTGATTCCAGCGCCGTATGCCACGGTGTCCGCTGAAGCAAGCTTGTGCGGTCTGAGAATGGTTTCATCCGCAATCTTGTCGCCCATGCGCCACAAGTCCATCGTCCGAGGATCACGCTGAAAACCAGCCCGGTCGGTAATCTTGAAGGAGCCATCTTTCTGCTGCTGCACGTACGTCTTGATGAGGTCCCTCATACCTTGAAGTTGTTCAGGTGTGATCGACATCGAGTGAAGGCGTTGAGGCGCGAATAGTTTTGATGCACGACCAGCTAAGGCGTGGTCTACGAAGTCAGAAAGTACCCCTTGGCGCCCAGCGTCGGCGATGTAGTTTGAAGTCTCTGTAAGAAACTTGGTGAAGGGGGAGCGAGCGGCCAGTTCCTGAGTGGCGAACTTGATAGACCCCACCACGTTAGCGGCCAGCGGGCTTGCCCCAGCTTGGTCCCTGAGACGCTCCACGATGTCCGAACGGCTTGGTCTGATGTGGTTGTCCAACTCCCGCGCAAACACCATGGAGTGCATGTCAGACAGGTCTTTGGCACTGATCGTTGAACCCCACTGGCTCATGTCCCTCAGGAGCGGAACTCCTTTGAGGAGCATGTGGGTGTGGCCCTTCGTGACCATACCGGCCACCTCAGTGATGGACTGCGCACCCATATAGGCATTCTTCGAGAAGAAGCTGAGGTCAGTCAGGGCGCGTGCAGCAGTGGCCAAGGTGCCATCAACGTCGCTACGAGCACGGCCAGTCAATATTTTGATTCCCTCTTCAAGGGCTGCGCGTTCGGCTTTATTGCCAGCCTTGACTCGCCCGATATCATTCACGAGTTCCGCTGTGCTTCTGCCAGTGGCCCCCATGATGCCGATGTCCCCGTTCACCCGCCTGTCATAGCTCGGTGTGATACGAGAAAGATTGAATTCACGCAGGTCATTGACCGCGAAGGTGCCCCCATCGGAAAGCGGAATTGTCATGTCGGAGTCGAAAAGGTGGCGGCCTTCAAGGAAGTTGTTCACACCCAAGCCAGCGTTGCCGGGGATGCTTCCCTGACCATCAAGATTCAGCAGGTTGGACCCATTGTGGTCGTCAGTTTTGGCGATACCGTAAGCCTTCCGTTGGGCGTAGTCCTCAACCATTTCCTTGAGAATGCCCGCTCGCATTTGCTTGGTATCCACGGCAGGCACTGGCTGTTTGCCTTTGGGCTTAGGCAGGGTTGCCACACGTTCAGCCAGGATCGCGTCAACCCTATCTTTCAGCAGATTATCCACACGGGTTTTCACGGCTGAACGGGCTGCATAGCTGGCAAGCCAAGCCTCCATAATGGCGTGCTGCAAGCCTTCCTCACTACCAAAGCGCTTTACCTGTAGAAGCTTGGCAGCAGAGCTGTAGATGTTGGGGATATAAGAGCCAGCGTGACGAGTCTCAGGGAGAACAGCACGGGCGTTGCGGTTCCCGAACTGAGCTGGGGATTCCAGCATGTCAGCCTTGCGGTCGTAGTGCTTTCGCACTGTGTCCATGAGTTTTCTTTCACCGTCAGTGAGCTGGGCCAGCTTGTTACCTGACTGCTCCTCAATGGCTTCTGCTACACGCCGGTAAGCCCGATCAATGTGGACCTCGCGGCCACCGGCAGTCAGTGCATAAGAAGGGTCTTTGATTGCATCAAGAACCTGCTCAGACATGGTGTTATAGGTCACATGATCCTGCGCTTGGATGCGCTCTACGATGTCCGAGGCTGTTGCCCCGAACTTTCCATTGGAACCGCTGATAGTTCCTGTAGGAGAGCGGAACAGTTGGCCTCCAATAGCCAGCACCTCAGGGTTATCTGAGCGATTCAGCGTGTAGCCGATTTCGGTGAAGCCCCCCATCGAGAGGCCCTTAGCGGCCCTTTCAGGTACGACCTCAGCGGCCTCACTTAGAAGCTTCGGATTCAGCGGATTGCTGGCCGAAAGGATCGACCCGTCACGCAGACGCACAGCGCCCGGTTCGCTCGGGTGATCCACGAAGTCCATGCCGTTAGCACTTTGGACTTCATCACCTTCACGCCATGGCATCCGTGTCGGGTCTTCCTGACCAAGCTGACGGGCCGTCTCGCGGGATTCCAATCGGATGCTTGGCCCAGCAAACTCGTTGACGTCAAAGGACTCCCCATGGATGTCAAAGAGGTTCTTTTCAGATGCCTCACCGTGGCGTGCAAGGACAGCCTCAAGCTGATCGTTCGGGAGGTCTACACGTTCAACCTTTGGGGCCGCTCTCAGGGCCTTGTCGAAGAGAGCCGTCGCGCCTGCACCGAATAACGCACCACCTACCAATGCTGTGCCGTAGTGGCCTTCAATCCCTGTAATGTTTTCGCGCAGACCCTCGGACGCCATAGCGGCAGCGCCTGAGTACAGGGCTCCCTGAGCCACACGGGATATGAGACGTGCGCCTGTCGTGCCGGGGATCGGAACGTAGGTCAATGGGTCCAGCCCAGCGCCTGCGAAGCCACCCACAATTTGGGCACCTGTACCCGTACCGTTGATCGTCCGTTGGTACGCTTGGTTTTCCTTCGCCATCGCTATGGCATTCGGCAGGTTCGCCCGGTTGCCCTTTGCGTAGTCCTGCACGAACGAGAAGAACTGGGGGTCAACGCCTTCACGGCGAATCATCTCGTAATCTTCAGTGGTCCAACTCGAGGTGTCGTGGGGCTTCACCCAGTCCAGCGGGTCTGCATCCTCCATGGTTCCATAGCGCAGGACGGACCCCAGCGGGGAGGTCGCAAGGTGGGCCCCAACGGAATCGCCCAGACCCTCGAAGGTGCCCTTGGGTTTCTTGCCGGTGATGTTGGACAGGGTCTGGAAATCTTGCTGCGTCTGAGGGGCGGTCCCACCGGGCAGGGCTAATTGACCCATTACTGGTAGCTCCTTGCCGACCTTGTTGCGAGCCGTCACACCTCGAATAGCATCCTCGAACTGGGCCCCTTCAGTCTTTGGGTGAATGCCCTGAGTGGCCGTCTCCTGTGTATCAAAGAATCGACGGCTAACAGACTCCCCGGAGACGTCCAGCAACTTACGCATGTAGTTCTGGCCTTCAGGGCTGATCTTGCTGAAGTCGCCTTGATCCAGAGCGGCCAACTGAGGGGAGCCCAAACGGCCTTGTCCTTGGTTGTAGGCCAGAGCGGTCTTTAGATAATCGCCTTTGTAAGTATTGCTTAGGTCTTTAAGAGCCTGAGCGACGGCGGGGATTGCCTTTGCGGGGTTCATACGGTCTTCCGGAGTCATCAGGCCGTAAGCCTTGCCGGTTATAGCGGTGAACTGCCCGAGTCCCAGAGGGCCTGAAGGGGACTCGGCGGATGGGTTAAAGCTGGATTCGTTGAAGATCAACTTGTGCATGAAGTCGTAAGAGATACCTTGGCGGTCAGCTTCCTGACGAATCGTTGCGTCGTATTGCGTACCCGCCGCTTTAACGGCTGCATAGTCCCTGTCGGTCATTAAGTCCTCCTTGAGGTTTAGAGTGGCCCACGGCCTCCCTTGATGTAGTCCTGTCGTGTCTTCTCGGCGCGCTGGGCGTCCTCCACGTTGGAATCAAAGTTGGCTTGCTGGGCTTGGGCGGCACGGTCACGCGCAAGGTTGCCAATAGCTTCCTTGGAGATGCGGTAACGTTTGCCGAGAGGGTTGGTAATCCAGAGGGCACCATTTGAGCTTTGAACGCTCAAGCCGCCTTCGGACCACTCAGGGAGTGTCTTCAAGTAGCTCATGGTGTCGTCGATAATGGTCTTGCCGGTTTGCCACGAATTGACATCGTTGGGGTCGGTCATTAGGTCGCGCTTACTGACCATCCCGTGGAATCCGTCTGAGCTGAATCTGCCATTTGACTCAATGAACGACACGGCAGTCTTCGATAGGTAATCCGATACAGCCTTAGCGGCCTCATTAGGATCGCCATTCCGAAGCGTTGCGGCGTCGTAAACCTGACGGGCTTGGGTCTCGAAAGTGTTCGGGAGATACTTCAGCTCCTTGAAGGTGCTGTCGTTCTTAATCGAGGTCCATTGCTGATCCCGCGCAGTCTGTTCGTCCTTTCTGATTCCTTGGCGAGACTTCTCTGCGTCGATCAGAACTTGAGGCTCAATCCCGGCTTCAGCGGCATATCGCAGCTTTTCCAAAAGTCCTGCCTGTTCGGGGAACAGTTGCGCGACCGTCGACGGGTCTTGTTGATAGGACGCTTGGAGTTCCCTCAACCTGGGCGTATCTGTGACCGGCTCGGGAGACAACAGGGCGCCTTGCCATTCCCGCGAAGCATCCGTGAGAAGGGTTTTGAAGGCGGCCTGAAACGGACCTTTCTCGTAATCCGCACGCAGCAGGGAGGCTTTCAGTTCGGCCTTCTTGGAGCCAGGGACATCCATGGCGTCAATCTGATTCAGCTTCTTGGCTGCGTAGGTCGCCATGTCGGCGTCCGTGAACTTGTCACCTGTGTTCCCGTTTGTGGGCAAGAACTTCGGTTCAACTGCGACGTTCTCCCCGGCCTGACGGCGGGTGTATGCGTTGTCAATTACGGCGAGCCGGTTATCAGTCTGAGCATTCTTTTGAAGCTGAATGGCTTGCTGCTTTGAGTTCTGAGCCACCAGGCCAATGAGCTGCGCCTTGGCCTGAATCAGGGATTGCCGAACTGGGGTCATCTGGGGACCCGTCTGAATCCAATCGTTCTCCTGTTCGAGCTTGTTGAGCTTCTGCCAGCCTTCTGCCGGGTCGTCGCTGTGAATCGCGTTGGCGATACCCAGTTGTAGACTTTCGGTTCGCTTGGAGTCTCTCGTGTAGGCAGCGTTTTGGGCTTGAACCTTGAGACCTTCATAGATGGTCGGCTCAATCAGGTCCCGGATTTTCCGCTGACCGCCGTAAACATTGATGGCCTTCTCCCCAAGGTTGTCGAGGAGTTGGACACCACCCTCCTTGTTGACCGCTTCTGAGGCAATTAACTGGACCGCTTTGACCGCATGGCCGTCGCTTGGGAATATCCCTGACTTGAGACCGTTGTTGACGTAGTTCACGAAGAAGTCAGCACTGCGCAGATGGCTCAACTGCTTGGGGTCATCAAGCATCGGCTGGAGGTCTGCGCGAGTCTCAAGCACTGCTTGAGTCTCAAGGTTCTTCGATAAGTACTGCGAATGCATGTCGTAGACGGCTGCACTTCGCCTGGTAATATCCGAGTTGAAGCCGTTTTGATAGTCCGTGTCAGATGGGTCTATTCCCGCCATCTGTGCATAATTTTGTGATTTCTGTTCGAGGCGAGTCTGGCGCCACTCATCAAGTTCCTGACGGGTGCGAAAAGATCCCTTTTGGACTTCTTGCTGCACCTCGGAGTCAACCTCATACGCAGCGTTTCGGCCTGACTTATAGCGCAGTTGCTGCATGGCGTATGGGTCGTCTTTGTATAAAAGAGTACCGTTGCCGATTGCTTCGCGGCGTTGCTCAGGGGTCAACTTGCGGATAATTTCGTTAGAGCGTTCGTCAGCCTTGGACTGGCGCTGGTCTGCATAAGCCCCATATGCCCCGGATGCGGACTTCACAAGGCCACGAAGCGAGTCGCCCAACGAAGTGTCTATCTGTTCCGGCTTGATGTGAGCGGCCTTATACCCAGCACCAGTCCCGGCACGGAAGCCTTGACGGCCTCCCGTACTTTGTGTGGACTGGGCCAAAGCGTTGGTCAATTCATTAGCCATGGTTAACCTCCTTTTGAGCCTGTAGTGTTCTTGGCTTCGTTTGTGGGCTTGGGCTTATTAGCGTTTCTTGACGCCGACATTGCTGCACCTTGCGCATACCCAGCACCACCCGCCGAAACGAGATTCAGCGCATTGGCGATGTTGTTCACTTTGTACTTGTCGCCACCCAGACCACGTACAGCACCTTTGGCGTTCTCCGAGCTGCCCACGCGATTCGCGAAGATGGCTTGATAATCACGAGTGTAGTTGTCGGTAATGTTCATGGCTTGTGCTGAAGAATCATTTGCGACGGAGTTCTTTAACCGGTCCATCGAGTTGCCCGAAAGACCCGACTCGCCAATGGCCGTATTGATCGTCCCTTCATTGCGAATGGACTGAAGGTTCACTTCGGTGAGCTGTCTTCGGGCCTCGTCCAGTTTGTCAGCGGTCTGAAGCTTCAAGTCGTTGTCCACAAAGTTGGCTTGCTTGACCAGTTCGTTTTGTTGCTTGCGCTCGTTATCGGCCATTTGCCCCTTGGCCTTGGCGCCCTCCGATGCACTCATAGCGGCACCGGCGACGGCGACAACCGCCATCCCGATGCTTACGGGTTCGCACATACGTGCCTCCTATATCCAGAACTGTTTGAACGCGAACCCGGCAGGGGACATGAGGATGCCTTCTTGAAAGGTGGCACCCAGCTTTGTCAGCAGACGGATGTGCGTTTGATTGTCAACGGATACCCAGTTGGTTTTTGGGGCCGGTGAGTAATGTTTGATCCACCTAAGGTGCTCCTTGAGAAGTCTGTAAAACTGCGCACGCTCTGCGTGGCTCAACAGGCGGAGAACATTGGTCGTTACAAACCAGATACCCATGGCGGAATGCCCACCGACTGCCAGTACTAAAGAGCCAATTACGATGGTGCGTACGTTTTCGTCATACGCTTCAGCCATCACGCTGCATGGGTCTCTTCCAGATTTCATGCAGTGGAATTCTTGAAGGTCAGAAGTGCACAAGTCGCCAGCGGCAATCCTCAAGTGAGCCTCAGTGGCCTTAATCAGTTTCATGTGGGTTAAACCTCCCTGTAGTCATAGTTATAGTGAGGGCTTTTAAGACCTTCACGCAGAGGTCAAACGCCGCTTGAACGGCGCATGTAGTTGCCCTCCCAGCCGCATCCGATGATGTTCAAAGGAACCGGCGCATAGGAGGAGAGAGTGACTCGTTGTGCTTTAGCGTTGCCGGTGACGGGAAATTTGTACTGACCTGTTCCAAGCGTCAGTTGGCCCAGTTTCACCTCAGTTCCCAGACGGCCCCCGGCCATCACGTAGACATACTCGGATGAGCCGTTGTTGACGTTGATCTCAAAGGCCCCGGAAGCGTCATAATTGACCCATGCGCGGCGAAGCTGAAGGCGCCCGATGTCCTCGGTTGAAGTGGTCCCGTCGTCCGCGGTTTGCTTGATCAGGAACTTCGAGAACTCGTAGCGGAATCCGTACTCCAGGCCGATAACAAAAGTGGTCCCCATACGATTCCCCACAAACTTAATGCGGTCGTCTGCGTTCCAATTAGCGGACTCGTGGCGCTCCATGACCCCTTGCGGGTCCACTGTGTAGAACACCGACAGATAGTCAGGTACTCCACCGTAAATTGCGCCAAGGCTCACATAGGTTTCATTGAGGTCCTCGTCGTAACTTGTTGGGGTCATGAGTTTCTTCAGGTCCATGTAGGCGCGGTAAGGCTCCTGCACGTAGTCCACGGTGTCCGCTGTGAATTCAATGCGCTCAAGGCACATTCCGACACCTTGGCGCTCGTTGATCAGGTACATGTAGGACCCAATGCAGTCGGCGGCGAGGATTCGAGTATTCAGGCCGAACTCCCAATGTGACCAAGACTGCTGTACCAACTCCTCCTTGAGATAAAGGAACTTGTAGATGTAGACACGATTCTCTACAGCGTCGGAAAGCATCGAAACGAAGTTCTCAGTGCCTGATCCATGAATGTGGAAAACAGTGTTTCCGATATAGCTTGGTACGTGCGCCGATACGTCTTCGGCTGACTTCACGTCGCTGACATCCTGCACCGCGTAGTACCGCTTCAGACTCGTGTAGCTGGCCCTCGGAGCTGAGAAATAAACTCCACGGCCAATGCCATAAGGCCTTGCTCCGTCGCTCACGTCGAACTCTGTAGTGAGGTCCAATTCAATCGTTTTGCTTGAGAGAATCCCTTGAGAGGAAAGTACGAACTGAGCTTGATCTGACCAAAGCAGCAACTGCTCCGAGAACGGCACTGCATACTTCAGGATGCTGACTCGGTTGTGGCTGATTGCTACATCAATGGGGTCATCGTCACTCAAGGCGCTGACAGAGGTCGGGAAGAAATTGAAATACTTCGACGTGCGTGACATCACTACGTTTTCCCCGGAAAGGAAACCGAGGCGGTTACGGAAGAAGAAGATGTCGTTGATCGAAGCGCCGACGAAGGATGGCATTGGGTTTGTGCTGTCATCGCCGCATGTGCGATCTGTCCAGTTCAGCGGCGTCCAGTCGAATTGCCCATCAGCAGCACGAACCAGTGCGTGAGGCATTGAGGTCGGCTCAAGCCCTGTGATGATGCCGGGCTTTACCGTTTCCCGCCAAACCTGACCGGCAGCATCATAGCGAACCCAATAGTTATCCCCGGTTCTGGATGCTTCCCCGGTGATTTCCACAAGATACCCATCAGCACACTGAGCCGGGAGCTTGCTGAATGTCTGCACTTGATAAATAAATGAATTAAGCAGTTGGTTAGCGTAGCCATCCTCGGTTGCGATGGTCCGAATATTGTCCGTAGCGGGCGCGCTTATGATGATCCAGCCGTGACCGCTGTGGGCTGACCAGCCGTGTTGATTTAGCGCCGTGTTGATCTGTTGCGCGAACTGCCCCGCGATCCAGCCAGCATCTGTCTGCTCCACCTGAGGGGGTGTAGTCTCCGCAGCATCACCAATGGGCATCTTTACGGTAAACACCCACCCGGTATTAATGGTGATTTTCAAGGTGCGACCATACTGCCCACCACGTACGTTAACTATCGCCCGACCGTCGAGGCGTGGGTATCCTGCTTGGGTCAATGTGCCCTTCATGGTGGTGGCGCGGTATCGATGGGCGACGAAGGTGTAGTCCGCCACGGTGATAATTCGCAGGTCCACACGAGGGTTTGCGCAGTTGGCATAACCGTTGTACCCACGCACCTCATAGGAGTTACCCTTGAGGTCAACCACTGAGACACCTTGACCTGTGAACAACATGTAATACTGTTCAAAGGCATCTCTGTTTACGAGGTGAACGAGGGGCTTGGCGCCAAACATACCGACTCCGCCCAGGCGTTTGACGAAAGTAGTAGGGGAGCGCTTCTGTAATCCTTCAGTTTCTGAAGACCATCCGTTTACCTGAATTTCGCCTTGATTGCTAAAACGTAATACATCCGGTTGTTGTGAAATACCTCCTTTGAGGTTCTTAACGCTCTGGGAAACAAGACCCATAGGACCCTCCTTGTTAGTTATCGAGAGATTCGGCCCCCTGTATAGGCGTCACCGTCGAGCATGTTGTAGTTGCCATAATCAAGCTCGTACTCTTGGCAGTCGGCCCATGCGGCTAACTCCTGTTCCTGTAATGACCCCTCTATTTCACCAGCGCCGAAGAACCGAATATTAAATCGGCGGGAAGCCTTGGCGACGACGTAACTACGGAAGCATTCAGGCATCTGGTCATACTCGCGCAGGCGAACGAGGGATACGGTCACTGAGTCAGTGAACTGATCCGTTTTGTTTGTGCGGTCGTACAAGAAACCTCCACGATTTGTATAGGAGCCTGTGGTTATCTTTAAGTAGTCGTCAAGATAGTGGATGAGATGCGAGAAACTGTCGGGAACCAGTTGCGCATCCTCCTCAATGTTGAACGTCCAGCCCTTTGATTGGATTTCGCGGTTTACCTGTTTGAGAATGCGGCGGCAGTTAGCGACATCTGCGTTGGGGTCGCCCTCAAGGGAGCTTACTGGCGACTCCCCAATAGCGGCGAGCATATCGTTTACTGCTGACAGTTCCTGATCGGACTCAATACTGGAATCGAAAATTGCCATTAGTCCTCCAAATTAATTCGGCGTAAGTAAAAAGCCCTCGACCCATTAGAACGGGAGGAGGGCTATTGGTGTTTTAGGGTGCTGGCTTGGGTTTTACTCGCTGAACTGTGGTGAACACCAGAGCTCCCGCAGCTTCAGGGCGTAGGCCGCCATGACCCATCGCATAACGACCGATGATTTGATCAGCCTGGAACTCGGCCCGACGCGCACGCTCAAGAGCCATGTCTTTCAGCTTCACAGTACCTACAGCCGAACGGTGGTTGAATAAACCGACAACGTTATCCAAAGCAACCTTTACGTCACCAGATGCCGTGGCGGGGAACGCATGCTTGCGATTAGCGCCTGCGAGATTATCGCCAGCTCCACCATGGGTTAAGTGCGGCACTTCGATGACCTCAAAGCCCATCACGTTCTTGATGCTCCCAGTTTCGGGATCGGTCAATGCCGAGTAGTTCGCAGCGTTAGGCAGTAGCGCGGCCAGAATGGAACTGTAATTCTCAGGCGTTGTGTAGAAGCGGCGGTCGCCTGCTGGGACGTAGTTACGAGTCAGCTTTGCACGAGCAACAGTCAAAGCCTTTAAGATTGCCTTTCCCATTGCTTCAGCGTCCGCTTCCAAATCCGCCTTTGTGCCTACAGGCAGGACGGATGCGCTACCCAGACCAGCGATATTTTCATTAGTCGCTTCCGGCAAATTGCACAGCTTCGCCATTTCAGCGAGAACTGCGCCGTCAGCGGCAATTGCTAAAGCCTCACCAAGCTGCGCCGAGTATTCTGCACGAACGTCATAGTGACTCATGGCATCTTCGATATCGTAGATCAGGACATCAGAAGCCAGCAGGCCGTCGATGCCGATTACTTTCTCAGAGTGCTTGATATCCCCTCGTTTATCGTCAAGGTTTTCACCGGCAGCGAGGTAATAACCACCGGTACGCCCCATGACAGGAAACGAAGCAGACTTACCATTTTGAATGGTTCGGACCATATGCTTGTCCATAGTCACTGCACGACGCATAAATGCGGTCAAAACTTCGCCTGCGAAGATTTTCAAGAAGGTAGAAAGTTTGTCGGTGTCTGTGCTGCCTTTGCCTTGATTCAAGCCAATTTGCTGACCGTTTTTAGCGTTTGCCATAAATTAGTTCTCCTTGTGCTATGTTTCTCCAGATGCAGGACTCCCTTAGGGGATACCCAAAATGTGTGTCCTGTTATAGTGAGGGGTTTTAACTTTCCGTTGTTTACCAGTTTGCGTGGTGGACTTTGGCTTCCACTTCCGCTGTGTACTTCATGTCGCGGCCATAGCGTTTGTCACTCATCGCTCTAACCATTTCATTTTGAGATTCAAAGCCTTTCGATTGCGGGGCTGCATCTCGACTTGCCGGAGCCGCATTTCTCCGTGTGATAGTTCGCTCGGGGTGCTTGCCAAACTTCTTGGATTGGCTCGCCATGCCTAAGTTGATAACTGAGCGAATGGCGTTGAGGTCTTGGCGCTCAATGGCCTCATACAGAACATCAACGGTTCCCGGTGAGTTTGCTTTCAGGTGGCTGATCACTCGCTCAAAGTTTTCCTTCCCGCCCGCATATTCTGTGATTTTCACTACGAAGGACTGGGCGAGTGCTTCTTGACCCTGAATGAACGAGTTGACGAAACCTTTGGAGAACCCAGCCTTGGCGAGCTTCTCGTAACTGTCATCACTGAGGTGGCCGTCAGCTTCGTATTCGGATTCAATTCTTTCGGCAACTTCACTTGGAAGGCCTGACTTGATGGCCTGTTCGCGCAACTCCAGAAAACCGGTGGCGTATTCTTCAATGTCAGCGCTGGCTTTGGTTAGTTCTGCGTCAGGTTCACCCAACGGCGTGAAGTCCTCATTGTCGGCTTCGCTGTTGTCGTCTGATTCATTAGCTTCAGAATCATGTTCTTGGTCATGCAGCTGTTCATCCTCTTCCTCTTCGGGCTCCCCAATGAGTTCAATTGAGGCGTCACCGTCGCGGGCTGATACGTCCATTGCGAGCATGTTCTGTTCGTGTTCTTCTGGGTCGCTCGAAGAGATGACCGCACCGTTAACGCCGAAAGAGGCGTAAACATCGGCGGACTGGTAAACGTGGCCCAAGGCCAGAGCCAACATATTCAGTTGCATATAGTCTCCTTTGCGAAATGAGGGAGGAGACGAACACACAGGCACGGGCAATCATCCGTACTTTCCCCGAAGTCGGTTCGGCTGAACTGTGTGTTGTCTCGTTATAGTGGGTGGTTTTGTTTAGCCGCCGATTGGCACTGGCTTGACGCCCGCTGTGTCCATGGCTGCCTGAAGATTCTCGGGTGAAGCAGTAGCCTGAGCGGCCACGCCTGCACCGAGTCCTTGAGCCGCTGCCTGACCACCTTGAGCCACCATCTGTTCCGCTTGGCGCTTGGCCTTGTCGGCATCGGTCAGCAGCAGTCCAGCAGTGTCCAGACCTATAGCGTTAGCCAGCCGAATCTTCAGGTTGCCCATGTTGATGTCGGGGTCTTGCATGAGCGGCGCAATGGCTTGTAGCCCATTGAAGAACTGCGTGAGCTTATCGAGGTCTTGCCCACGTCCCAACGCTTCCAGGCCAGTGCTTACGGTCGGCTCTACGGCCTCCTTGGGCAGGTCGGGAATCTGAGAGGTGGCTTGTAGCTGATTCAGCAGGATGCGAACCAGCGGCAATTGCAGTTCCTGCGAGAGGATCGAATAGACCCCTCCAAGCGTGTCTTCCAGCTCACTCGCCACATACCGAATCTCTTCGGCGGTCACACGTTCACCCGACCGTTGCACCGCTGAGTTCAACATGAAGACGTAGGCAAGGCGTCCCTCGATGGCATCCGCTACGGATTTGGCTACGGTGAAGTCGGCTGTCTTCTCAAGTTGCAGGAACTCGATGTCCTGCTTGCGGCCAGCCACAAAGTCGCCCGTCTGGGCCTTGGTCAATCGCCGGACCTGAGTCATGCCGTTGGGGTTGACCAAGCCTACTACCTTCGAGGCAATCATTGAAAACTTGATCATCGCTTCGTGTAGGTTTTCTAAGGAGGTTAAGTCTCCCAGGTACTCCTCACAGTGCGACCGACCGTAGTTCTCACCGTCGCGCTTGGTCCATCGAACAGCAATCCACGGAACGGCATCAGTGGGGTATTGACCATCGGTGCCTTCTACTTCAACACCGCCAACCTCTTGGTAGCTCAGGAAGTCGCCGGATTCGTCATCAAGGTACACATGGGTGTAAACCTCGACCTCTTCGTCAGGCTTCTTGTCAGCACCATCAGCGATGGCGTTACGGACATCCTCAGGCAAGGCCGCAAAGGCAACCTTATCGAGAGTGATGATTTGCAACACGTTACCGAAGGCGTCTCGCTGGACCACATAGGAACTAAGCGGGTAGAGCTTCATCGGGTTGTAACCCGTGGCGCTGGCGTCAGGTTGGGGTAGATGAATGCAGCCATTACCAGCAAGGGCGAGCTGTCGGATCAGCTCAAAGAGCGTCACCCGATAGCTGTTCGCTTCCATAAAGGACATCATGATGCGCTCGACCATGCCCAAGCCTTGGTCCACGATGGCAAGCTGTTCTGGATCACTGACCAGTTGTTTTGCCTGCCACTCCGATACCTTCAGTTTCATCCAGCTCTGAAGAGGAAACAGTGCAAGCATCACCTTCGCAGATAGGTTGTTTAGCCCTCGGGCTCCTACCGCTTGCCAAGGTGTCGTGTAGTCAGTCGAGGCGTTATCTGAGGACTTGGGGAACAGAGAGGGGATTGTTACTTTTGCGCAGTTTTCAGCGCGAGTCTCATAGGGAACACGGTCGTTCTTTAAGCGGTCGTAAACTGCTTTAGCTGACTCTTCCCCGAGACCGGTACGTGCCATAGAGGCCATATCGACCTCCTTAGATGTTCAGACCGGTCCCCGAGCTGCGAGCCACTGAGAGGCCTCGTTTACCTTTAGAGCGGGCAGCGCGTTTAGCAGCTTCGCTGTCGCCGTCGTCTTCGGTGCTGCTGTCCTCTTTTGGTGCCTCCACCTGTGCGGCGGCGCTGGCAGGTTCGGGGGCATTCACAGCAGCTGCTACAGGTGCAGGGTCTGACTTCTTTTCTTCTTTGCTACTGCCGATCAGTCCACCACTTGCCGCGCTGGTTGTTTTCTCTACGACCTTCACAACTTTTTTAATGGCCTTTTTAAAGAATCCCATTGGTTCCTCCTTGGTAATTACCTCTTCAGTGCGCGCTTGATAGAAGCGCTCGCAGTTTTCTTGATGGTTGCTTTTCCAGTGTCCGAAGCAACGGCTGATTGCGTTCCTTCACCTGTTTTGGTTTTGGGAACTTTTAGATCTTCGATACCATTGGTTGCGTCTGAGTCATCGCTGTTCGAATCGTCACCGAACTCGATGCCCTTAGGGGCCTCTTCGTTAACCGGTGCAGGTGCGGCAATTGACTCAGGTCTAACTTTGGGCTGCTTAACTTTGCTACTGAAACACATGACTCCTCCTTCGTTCTTCCGTGGGCATATTTCGCTGTTCTTGCATGAGTTCAACGAGTTCCACGGTGGCGTTCATTCCTTCGATGAAACCAAGAATATGGTTCTCTGAGTAACCCTGCCTGCGCAGGTCGTCAATTGCTCCACTCCGAATCAGGTACGAAGCGTTGCAACGTACTTTTATGTACTGGGCGGATGCATTGGCGATGTCAGGAATATTGTCCGGATCGTCAAATAAGTTTTGAATATCATTAAGCATTGCATCTCCTCGGTTGTCGGAGACGAAAGACGCCTGTAAAAGGCAGTAACTCTAAGTCTCATATGGTTATAGTGAGGGGTTTTGTTATCATGCCGTGAAGTAGGACAAGGCCAGGAACTGAACCAGCATTAGGCTAAAGCCAACCTCAGGGCTCATGCAGTTGGCGTCCACAAGATCGGCTTCTGATTCTCATGGTCCCAGTCTGACCAACGCAAGATTCGAGCGACTTGGGCTTGCTGCAAAAGCTCAGGCTCAGACATGCCCTTTGAGGCCGCGAGCGACACCATGCAGGCCCACAGGGATTCCGTTTCGACAGGCTCACGGCTGGTCCAATAAGTGACCTCTTCACCTTTACGAGGACCGGACTTCATAACCTTCGTGGCTTCGTAGTAGAACTGGGGATTGTCCAGAAACTCTTCAGCAACAACTGGGCCCACGCTCGGGATTCCGCCGTACCCGTCTGTGGTGTCACCGATTAGGGTTTGGTACATATGGTATCGGTCAGCGGTCTCCATAGTGTTCCTGACGACCTTGTTATGGGTCAGCCACATGAACATCCCTGGAACTGTATTGAAGTCCTTGTCGCAGCTTGCAGAGACCACAGCGGCGCAGTCCACGAGGCCGGGATTGGTCATCAGAATGCCGCACACGTCATCGCCTTCAACACCGTCCCAACGGAACGCATACTTGCCGTAATGCTGCATACAGGCATCAACGAAGTCCGGGTAGCCGACCGGTTTACGCTTGCCTTTGCGATTTGCTTTGTAAGTCTCAAGGACCTCTTTACGGAAGTTGTTATCGCCCGAGATGATGCACAACGGAACAAGCTCAAACGGTTTCTTGTTCTTCTTGCGGATGTCATCTTCGATTTCTTGCAAGATGCCCTTAACTGTGCCTCCAAGAATTGAACGGGCTTTTGCGTGGTCACACTCAAGTGTCCAGATGTCATTGCCCCAGTCCTGTTCTGTTTCACTTGCGGACATTGCAGAGAAAATCAGAAAGTCCATATCAAGGGCCACGCCGATACGAGCGGTCATGCCGCACCTCCATGTTCATGCAGGAATAGTTGACCTGCTGTAGTGAGCGACCAGAAACCCATATTGCGACCGTCAGTAGACACACAAGTAATATGACCACGGGAGGCAGCTTCGGAGACCAAGTGAGCGTTTTTGCGGTAGAAATCAGATTGGAATGTGCGGGCCTCTTTTTTAATGCTGAAAAGAACTTTGAGATACTCACTCATCAGTCCACCACTGCGGTCTTTATAGGGCTCATGCGGGTGACGTTGAGGTCCTTCAGTTCACGGCGCAGGTCTTCCGCGATGCCGTCTTTCATGGCTTGCTTAGTCAGGAAGACCATCATTCCTACGTCGTCCAGCGAAGTCGCTTTTTCGGTGAGGCGAATACCGGCTATGCAGTAAGCTTTTTGCTTGCCTTTGAGACTCTGGAGCGAGTCACGGCCTACTTCAGCTGCCCCCATCAGGCCCGTGCGAATTTCTTCCAGTTCTTCAGTCGAGTAAACGACACGAGTAGTGAACGTGTGTTGCAGGTTTAGAGTGATAGCCATAAAGGTCTCCCAAAGAAAAGGCCCCGAAGGGGCCAAGATGAATTAGTGACATTCGCGCCATGTAGGCCCGATCTTCCCTTCAGTATCCAAACGGCACCGGAAGTTGAACGACTCGCCTACGTTGCGAATGGCTTGCTGTGCAGCGGCCACGATGACCTCAGCGATTTCCGGGGTCCTGGCAGCAATTTGAAGTTCGTCGTGTACCCAAGCCATGAAGCAGAAATCCCCGTCCCATCCATGGACGAAGCCGTGGGATTCCATAAGGAGCCTTTCGGTCTCCACGACCCACGCCTTGCAGATGAGCGCACCGGCTGACTGAAGGAGGGTATTGAGGGCAGAGTGGGGCGAGCGGACGTGAATCTTTCGGCCATCCAGACCTTTAATCCAACGGCGCTTCCACTTCACGTCCCACTTCTTGAGGACCTTGTTGTAGGTCTGGGAGGTAATAAGTTGATCTTCAAGCGCTTGGCGAAGGCCGGTGATGGCCGGGGTGTTTTCCAAGAAGGATTTCTTGAGGGACTTGCCTTCTTTCTTACCGCCACCAATGAACCCGCCTACCTTGGCGTCACCGGCACCGTAGAGAAACGCATAGATGAATGTCTTGGCGATTCCTCGGACCAGCTCATGCTCATCATCGTGTTTGTCGCGGACCTCGAACTTGATGATTCCAGCCGCGCGACCATTAACCCAATGGATGTCCCCGTTCAGAACCGTGTCAGCGTATTGGCCTTGATCGAAAGGGGCCCCAAAGTGACCGAGGCAGCGCAGCTCAAGGCCAGACGCATCGACACCCACCTGGACGCAGTTTCCCCAGCCGGGGACCTTCTTGCGAGCAAAGACCGCCCCAAACAGCGAGCGACATTCGGGTCCGTAAGGTGAACTTGCTGACGGCACTTGGCCCATGTTCGGATAGCTGTGAGTGGCTCGTCCGGTGACTGCCCCGTTAGGGTTGATCGAACCGCGCATAAAGCCGTCTGCACCGACCAGTCGCATCCATGCGTTATCACCCTCAGCCAGCATCCCGATTCGCTTCTGAATCATCAGATAGTCACGAACCAGAGCGATGCATGCCTGAGCGGCTGGGTCTCCCACGAAGACGCCTTCAAGGGTCTCGTCGTCTACCTTTGGAGCCCCGGTCTTGGTGAATTCCGTAGGTTCCCATCCGGCTTCTTTGAGGACCTTGATGAGGTGAGCGCCTGACGCTGGGTTGAACGTTACGAACTCAACGGGCGTATAGGGCGCTCCTTCAAAGGTTTCCCGTGTGTCCCGCTTCTTGCCACCCTTGAGCCAGATCCCCCCAACCTTCGGGTATTTGACCCGAGGCATAGGGCGCCCGTCAGACCAGTTTTCAATAGGCTTGCCTGTGACAGGATGGCGGAATAACTCATTGCCACCTTTCGGCGCATACCATGACCCGAAGGTCTGAATGAGCTTCACAAGTAGGTCTGAGCGCTGGCCCGCAAGGTCTGAATAGAGACGCTCAGCCGCTTCAGGATCGAAAGGGAAACCATTGCGCTCCATCTGGGCGAGTGCCCATGCGGTGTCATGCTCAAGGTGAACGGCTTGGATAGACTTCATCCAGTGTTCGCCGTTTGGAGCGAGGCCAGCGGGAAAGTAGTAGGGGTCAGACATGAGCTTCGTAACGAGCTTGCTCGTCACAACTACGTCCTGGACGCAATAGGCTTGCATCTCAGGACACCAGACGGTCCATTCACTGCCTTTCAAATACGGCACGCCATCACGAGCGCACTTGGCAATGAAGTCTGTCTTGTATTCGCCTTTCATCTCACCGAGGCGATAGCCCCACGCCTCAAGAGCGTGAGAGCCAAAGCGATCACCGGGAAGTTTCCCTGTTCGCAGATAGCCGGTGTCGGTGTCGCGGATGTTGGAGTGGATCAGGCGGGACAGAACCAAGGTGTCCATGACCCGCTCGCGGGGGATGTTGATGCGCTTGCCGAAGTATTGACGCTTGAGCTTGTCAAGTGCAGGGATGTCGTACTTGATCCCGTTGTGGAAGACCACCAAACCATCCGGTTTTGCAGCTTCAGCTTCAAGCTGGGCGATGTACTCCTTTAGATGGTCCGGGCCGAACTCAAAGAACTCGCCCGTGAAATAGTCTTGAGAAACACCACAATGGAACTTATCGACGTTAGCAAGGAGCCCGTTCGTTTCAATGTCAGAAACGAGCATCGGCAGTTACCTTGATGCAATCTAACGGCAACCACAGCCGTCGCTCACTGAAGCCAGTCACCACGTCGAAGCTGATTGCAAGCCCTACGAAACCGAGGTGATCGGCCTGAGGGGAACCCGCTTTGACGCGTTTGATTTCCTCGACCTGGTATACCCTGCTTTGCGGCAGGCGATAGCCTTTGAGAAAGTGGCTGTCAGGTAGGCGGGCGATAGTGAACTTGGTCCCGATGTTTACCGGGCACTCACTGGCAGGGACAGTTAGCAACTCCTGAAAGCGGTCCAAGAGGGGCTTTAGCAGCTCATCATGGGCCTTCTCCGACAGGGCCTTTAACGGGTCCTCTTTGGCCGGAGTGATCCACTCTGAAGGGCCCAAGGTGTTGAACTTGTAGGTGTAACCCAGCGATTCCAGCAGGGTTACGGCCTTTTCGCCTTTAAGCAGGTATTGCCGTACTTTTGTGTTGTCCACGGTTGATCCTCCAAAGGAATTGGTGACGGGGGTTGGTTTTAAGGTTGACCGAAAGGCCCCCGTAAGGAGGCCCTTGAGTCACTCTTAGATCAGGGCGGAAATCTTCGCGGCTTCGTCGTTCAGTTTCTGGCTTTCGCGAGCAGCTTCCAGAGCCTCAGCGGCTGCTTTTGCGCTCGCCTTAACGAGGAAATCGGCTTCTGCTTTCTTGATTTTGGCGGCTTTGGTCATCGCAGCGGCCAGTTGTTTCAGGGCGAATTTGTAGAGTTTGATCATGGTCATATCGGTCTCCTTAAAAGTCTTTGTTGGGTCGAGGGTCTTGCTCTTCATGCGTCCAGTCGGTGCCACCATCAGGCGTCCAGCCATCAGCCGTTTCGTCCAGCCATCCGGTTTCTTTGTTGTAAATGAGGTAGCCAGCTATGCCTGTGTCCCCGGTGAAGCGACATTTCAAGACCCGTATCGTGACCACGTTGGGGTATTCCCCTTGTTGGTTACGCTCCATGGCAATAATCGTGTCACTCAGTTGACGCAGTGACCCAGAGCCGCGCAGGTCCGTGATGGAAACCTTGCGGCCTTCTTCGTGGGCTTGGCCTTTGTCTGGGTTCTTGAGGTGGCAAATAACGACCATGAGGATGTCGTTGGTCTTGGCGAAGGTCTTCAGCTTGGTCATGAGACGATCGATGGTTTTGCGCTCATCGCCGTTGTCGTCCATTCCTGACACCACGATGCTGATGTGGTCCAGAACAATGACCTTGCAGCCTTGGCCCTTGACCATGTAATGCAACTTCGACATCAAGCGGTCTTCCACGGACTCCGCAAAGGAGTCGTACAGGAACAGCTTGTCTTGCTCGAAGATCGTGTCGAAGGCTCGGTCGAACTCCTCTTCGGTAGTCTCATCGGGGTTCTGTCGGTAGCGCCTGCGAAGGTGCAGCCCAACGAGGTCCTCTACGGTTTCCTCTACGGACTCTTCGAGCATCGCAACGCCGACCTCAAAGCCGTGGTTATTGAACCAGTTGTAAACGTTCTGCCTGACAAAGGTTGATTTGCCCATGCCTGACCCAGAAGTCACCATGAGAAGCTCGCCAGCGCGTGCCTCTTTGGTCATCCGACGAAGCTCGACTGGGCCAGCGAGGGGAATCCGAGGGATGTCCTTCTTATTCTTGATGCGGTCTTTTAGTGACTTTGCAGAGACCACTCCGTCAGGCACGAACGGCGCGGCGTTCCACATTGCATCCATCACTGCTTTAGCCTGGCCCTGCATAACGCAATCGTTCGGGTCCTTCAGGGGCAGCACTGCGATCTTCACCTTGCCGGCCGGGAGTACTTCAGCCGCATCCAATGCAGCAGCTCGCCCAACTTCATCCATGTCGAACATCAGAATGATTTCGTCAAAGGTGTCGAGATATTCGTAGTTCTTGGCGCAGGCTTTACGGGCGCTCGGGGCACCTGTAGGAAGGGACACAACGGGATACTTCCCACCTTGCAACTGCGCGACTGTCAGGCAGTCAATCTCACCTTCCGTGATGATGATTTTCTTGCCGCTTGACCAGAGATGTTTGCCAAAGAGGCAGTCCGCTCCGTGTTTGCCGGTTGAAGAGAAGTTCTTGTCAGGGTCCCGCACTTTCTGGCCCACGAGGTTGCCATGTTCATCCCTGTAGTCGGCGACCTGCACGGGCTTACCGCTGTGAGTCTTGCCGACCCAGTAACCGTATTGCTTGCAGATAGCGGCCAGAAGTCCCCGCTTGGGGAGGTCCTGAAAGCGGCCTTGATGCTCGCCCATGGACATCGTGCCGTTAGCTCGCAGAGTGTTCGCTCGGGTGCCGTGACCCTCTGAGCCATCACCGTGGACGTAGTTGTTACACACAAAGCAGAAGGTATGACCGTCCGAGTAGGTAGCCATCCCGTCACTTGATGAACATTCATCGACGTTCGTGCAGGGACCTTTGTGCAGCAGCTCGGTTTTGGAGTAGTCAGTAGAGTCCATCAGGACCACCTACTGGCGCCTCGCTGGTCTCCCCGGTTGCCCGTCGCCACTGGAGGTCAAACCACTTCTCTTCCATCTTTGCGGCACGAGGGCCCCGCGCGTCATCGCGCAGCCTGACCAGAGTGGACCAATGCTGGTCCCCCATGAAGCGCACATAAGCGCTTTCGATTCCCCTGTGAGTGCCAACGATGGCGAACTGGTTCAGGTTGTAGTCGAACTTTCCGATGGCCTCACTAACGCATTCGGTGTCATACAGAATGATGTCAATGTTGGCTTCCTCAAGCTTCCAGACTCCGGCAAGGCGGTCGGAATCCGAACCCGTGTGATACTTCGGGAACTGTTTGAAGTTAAGGTTGGCCTTTAGCAGTACGTCAGTAATGCGGTAGTGATCGACCCCGGCGCAGATAACATCGACATCTTTAGGAACGACCCCAAAGAAAATGTCACGAGCTGCACCCCCCGCGATAATTGCAGATACGCCTTCTTTATGTAGTAACTCCACAATATCGAAGGCGCCTTGAAGCATTGCCCGATTAACAGACATAGCGAGTCCTCCTTAGTCAATAGGTGATGGCTGTTAAAGCGAACTCCGATGAGTCCGCCTCACAGTATTTATTTACTTGGTCTTAGCGAGCCATTCGGCGACGCTGAAAGATGGGCAGGCCTTACCGGCGTCAAGGTCTCGGTGCCCAACGGTTTTGGCGTGTGGATATATGCCTGTCACAGTTTCTTTCAGGTTCAACAATGATGCCCATTGGGCACCCGTAAAGTTGTCTTGTGGTTTGCCCGCATTGTCGATACCGCCGACCATGCAGATACCCAGCGATTCAGAGTTGTGACCTTTTACGTGAGAGCCTACGACATCATGGGGACGGCCTGTTTCAATAGTGCCGTCTCGGCGGATAATGTAGTGATAGCCAACATCCAGCCATCCCTTTTGAACATGCCACTGGCGTATCTCACGCAGTCCGATGTCCATTGAGGGCTTGGTGGCTGCACAGTGAATAACGATTAGATTCGTCACCTCCCGCTTATTGAATTGAACACGAGCCATTGCTTACGCTCCTTTTGTTTTCAAGACTCCTTCGGGAATCTGTTTGTGCTTCTCCTTCATCCAAGCCAAGGGAACCAGCTTGTCTGCGTATTGAATGCCATGTTTCTCACACCACGCACCGTAAGTAGTAGGTGAGCCCTTATAGAGTTTCGCTTTGCTCGACGAAAAGACCAGACGAATGTCGAGGTCGGGATACTGTTCACGTAACAGTAAGTGCTTCTTGCGGTCATCGACTTCCCAGAGGCCTTTGCATTCGATAATGATCCCATTACCCAAGATGAAGTCGGGCAAATACTTGGCTTCTCGCGCTGGAACCAGATAGGTAATCCAGTGTTGTTCGAAGGTGTATGGCACGCCATGCTTGTCTAATAATTCACTGTTCTTCTCTTCCAGACCTGAGCGGAAACTACTTTGGGATGACTTACGTGGGCCGCTATACCGGCCAAAAGCACTCACTTTTAAAAGTCGCCGCCGTCATCGGGGACACTTTCTTCAGCATGACCGCGAGACTCGCTACGGTTTTCCTGCCATTGGTCCGAATCATCTGCCGAGTAGCCACCTTCTTCAGCTTCATCGCTCCAATTGTCTTCACCGGCAAACTCTTTCAGAGTGATCAGCATGACGCTATCGATCTGCAATTTGACGGAAGCGCCTGCGACTTGAGACCAGCCGTACGGGAAGAGGGAGAACTTAACCTTTAGTTCCGAGCCACCAGAGATAGCCGGAACGCTGTCGATACGCTTGCCCTTGGCGTCTACCACTTTAAGTGGCAATGGTTTGGATTCCTTGGAGGTTTTGTCGATGTAGGAGGCATAACCTTTTATCTTGAAAGTTACAGTGCCGTCATCGTTTTCAAAGAACGGCATATCGCCTTCGTAAGGTTCCAATGGCTTTTTGCCGCGCTGAACAGGTGGTGGATTCTTTTTGTTCTCGACAACCAGAGCCTTGAAGTTGGCTTCATGCGCCGCTTTGATCTTGTCAATCAACGGCTGTGCATCTTTGGAAGGGACGGTAAGGTTAACTTTCCATTCGCCGCGTGGGTTGCCAAATCCCTTTTCAGGGTTGCCATAGTCCGGCTTTTGGATCGAACAGTACGGCTCAGCAATGCCTTTAGGTGTGGTGAGGATTTCTTTGCGTGGACCTGCCATGGTGTGGGTCTCCTTGTATTGAGTGTGAAGTTTACTCCGGTTTAAGTGGGTATTTTAACGGAACGCTGGTCGAACGATGCTTACGGTCGCTTCTTGAAGTTCTTCACGGCTGATCGCCATTGAGGCCTCATGAGCGGCAGACTTACGGATGGACCGGAAGACCGAGTAAACGACCGACTTGAAGTGCCCGTGAAGGAACCGCTTATCGAAGCGCCAAACTTCATGTTTAAAGTGCGCTGCATGTTTGTCGGAATACGCCAGATTGTTAGCAAGTTCCAATAATGTCAGCTCCACCAGCTCTTGTTGCTTTACATTCATCAAGCGCTCATACAGGAATCCCGCGAAACCAGATTGACGGACATGGCTGTAGTTGTTCAGATGCAAGAATCCGTCAGGCTTTGCACGGCCATTGCCTTGTGCCCGATTCATTGAGTCACCATGAAGCGGTCGATGTTTGGCGCAACAACTGGCCGAATGCGTGTGACTACTGCATCGCTGAACATGGTTTCAGTCGCAGTCCAGGCAGCGTCGATGCTGACGGCAAAGAGGGTCACTTCATCTACATGATCATCAATTTGCACCGTAGCCTTAAACTCTTTTTTAGCGTTTTCCATTAAGTAATAACTCCTTGTTCTTTTAGCTGGTCGAGCATCGCCCACGGTTCACCCCGCCGATTAACTACAAGAGCGTCGAAAGGGTGTGCCATAAGAGCGATGTCTGAAATGTGGTAAGGCTGTTCGTCAACGGCTGGAATAAACCAGTCGCGAACAATACGGACTGTTTTAATGTCTGGGGCATTACACAGGCCCTGATATTCGTTGGGCATGCGCATATCAGTGACTACAACGTGGTCGTAGCTATGTGTCTGAAGACCCTTGCGAACTTCAACCATGCCCAAGTCAAACCAGACGTCTGGCTTGCCCAAGTGCTCTCGGTGATATTGCGTTCCGAATGTCTGCAAGTGCCAGCGCAGTGAACGAGGGGCCTCTATGTCAAAGCTACGCATTGCCCATAGTTTATAAGGGCTATTTGGGAGTTCTCCGATACATAGGCCGGGAGTAACGTTATCCTTAGCAGACGTGTGCATGTTCTTCTCAAGGAGAACTGCTCGGCCTTTCTGGTCCCCTGCCAGAGCCTCAGCGCACACCCGTTTAAGGACATCAGCGAATGCCACTCGCAGCACTTTGCGTCCTTCGGATTCGAGAAGACCGATAAGGGTGTCTTTACCTGACTTACCCCGAATGCTGTTGAGGGCCAGTAGTGAAACTCCACCATTGTGGTTATTTCTTGCGGGCACGCGGATGCCTCCTTTGGTTAGGTGTCTTTTGGTATTCTTTGCGAGAGAGTTATTCTTTAATGCGAGGGTCCGAGATACCCCGGAATGAATCAAAAGATGGGTGACGTAAAGAACCGTCTGGGTAGCGTTCCATAAAAGTGACCTTTACGGTGTGATCCTCATAGGGATTTACTGCGTCACTTTGAATGTCTTCACCGAGACCGCCCTTGATAGTTGGAAACTGCCCAGACCCGTACGCATCCCGCGAAGCCTTAATCACAGCAGCTGTGAACTCGTCCATAAGAGGCTTTGAGATCTTGCAGGCGCTAACTACGTGACCGGACTCAAGGAGAACCTCAAAGCCGATCACCTTGCCTTCGTTGGCTTTGCCGGGAGTGCCCCAAACGAGGCCAACGACCTTGCCGTCTTCGTTGTCGTCCGGTACGCACTTCCACATACCGACTTGTTTCGAGCGCTTGTAATGACCGTTCGGGTCCTTCAAAACGAGCCCTTCAAGACCTTGCTCACGGACCACCTCAAAGGTGTTGTCTACCTCGGCCATGCTGAACAGGTCCCAGCTTTCGGCTACTTGCCAATCAATCTCAGGGAAGCGCTTCTTGAGGGCGTTCACTTGGTACTCAACGTGGTACTTCATGACACTGTGCGTCACGCCGTATTCCTGACCTGACAGAACAGCATCCATCGGGAGGATGCCGAAGACCATCACCTTAAGGCGACTCAGCTCGATGGTTTCATGACGGCGTAGAGTGCCCGCTATGTCCTTGCAAGGCAGCTCGTCAATAAGTAACTCAGCATCCAGCATGAAACCATCCGGGAACAAAGCTTCGTCGGTTTCGAAAAAGTCGATCCAACGGTTGTCCGCATCCAGAGGCTGTGCATGGTTCTTCGCAACAAGCGCCGGAAACTGTTTACCTTCTCGGGACAACCATTCAGCGAACCATAGGTCAGTCGCTTCTGGTTGTACACACAGGTTCAAACGAACGCCGTCGTATTTGATATCGGCAATGATGTAACTTTCGTCAATCACGGCTTGTACTGCGGATGTGCTGAAGTTAACAGGACGGTGTGGGTTGGTTTTGATGATAACTTCTTGGACTTTACTCATTCAGCGGTCTCCCAAGCGTGACGGGCACAGCGTTGGGTTTTGTTCAACTTGCCACGACGGGCTCTTACCGTTGCCATTTCTTCATCGGAACGACGTTTAGTGGTACGAACAGTTCGTTGGACAGGTGAGTTAGCGTGCATCGTAAAGACTCCTAAAGTAGAAAAGGATGGTTGTGCTTTTAGTGAGGGTTTTTGAATCCAGCGACCCAACGAGAAACACCCGGCATCTTTAAGAATCTTTAAGTAAGAATCTCAACGGTGGTCGGGTGTGCTTTTAGTGAGGGATTTTAATCAAGCGAACGCGAATTCACTTTCCAAAATCTGGGTGATGTCCAAGGTCCCCTTGTCGGGGGTCGGCGGCATCTTGTCTAACTGGCTCTCGTGAAGTTGCTCCATGAATTGCTCACGGAAGTCTTCGAGAACATCGTTTTCGGTGTACGTATCGACCATCGTTTCCCGAACCGCTTTGAACATCGCCCCGGCTTTCGCAGGGATGGTGCCAAAGCTGTCGTGAATCAAAGCGAAGAACTCAACGCCATACGCTTCGTAAGCCTTTACGACAGTCTTGCGAAGGTGCGAGCCATCCTGTGAGTGGACGAAGTTAGGTGAGATTCCCGACTCTTGTTTGGCACCATCGATGCTGTCCGAATCCCGCACGTTAATGGTGGCTTGCAGGCGTACCGTCCCCAGAAACATGAGGTCTACTCGACGCTGTACAGGCTTCATGTACTCTTGCCAGACCGGGAAGCCGTCAGGCGTGACCCAGTAAACAGGCATGCACGGCTTAAGGACTTCGGGAGCTGGATTCTTCTTGGTCCTTTTGGTCGCTGTCACTTCGGTAGCGAGGAGCTTTGCGGCTTTTTGTAGCCACAACATCGCCTCGACGGCCTTCACGACAACCACGCTCACAGAGTCCCAAATGAGATTCGCCATATACCGGGCGCATTGCTGTGCATTGGGGAACCATTGAACGCCGTCACCAGCGTCGAGAGCAGGCTGGATGATGTCGTCGCGTACCTGATCGGTGAACCCAAATGCCTTGGAGCCGTAAGCCAGGGTCATGACGGACCGTTTAGTAACCTTTCGGGTGATCCCGTAGCCCATCCAGCCCTGTGCGAGGCTTCGGGTCCCCAGAATACGGCGCTCGGTGATTGCCCCGGTCTTGGTGTTGGGAATCACCTCTATGCTGTCATCGGTGCCTTCGAGCAGGTCCTTTTTGACCTTCTCTATGACCTCTTCAGCCACAAGCCGGTAAATGTCCTGCACCTCGTCTGATGGCAGCAAGTTCACGGCTCGCCCACCACGCTCATCGCGCAGCATTGCCGAAAAATGCTGAATGCCAGAGCAGGACCCGTCGAAAGCGATAGGCAAGGCTGACTTCCAGTTTTCGCCGTGTTCCTTTACGCCCGCCCACTCAAAGCAGAAAGCGAGGAAGCAAAACGGGGAATCCATCTTGGTCCATTCCGGCTGGCCCAAAGGGTCCCGAGCAATCTCGAGGATTAGCGCTTCATTATCTTCGACCCACTTCTTGCGCTGGCTGAAGTCAACTTTGTCCACGCCCGCACAGTTGGCCCCGTGAATCTTTAGCCATTCAATTCCTTCTTTGCCGACAGGCTCTGCGATTGCAGCCATCAGCAAGCCTTTGGTCATATCGTTGCCCTGGGGATTGAAGGACGGGATTGCATAGACTCGGCCGCGCCAGTCGAGGTTGTACGGAAAGTAAATCGCTTCGTACCCCCCGAACTTTTCAGCTTGCTCAATGATGAACTCGAATGACAATCGACGGCTCACACGGGCGCGGTCTCGGCGGTAGACTCCCGCTGCCTCTTTCTTCCATGCTTTTAGGATGGCTGGGTCATCGCCCATGCTTTCCGGTTGCACGGGTAGTTCCTCACGGTCTGCTGTAGGGAACTTGTCGATTGGAACATGTTTCCAGCCCATTACCGCTTTAGCCACTTCGAGGACTTGAGTGTTTACTTTCCATGCAGACGCCTGCGCGATATTCACCGCTTTATAAACTTCAGGCATGAACACGTTACTGTAGCGATGCAAACCACGCTTAGAGCGTACACGGATCAAGGGCAGGGGCTTACGACCCTTTGCCCAGTAAGCGCCTCCAATCATTTTTGTCCACGCTTTCGGGGGCACAATCGTTGGCTGATGTCTTGGCGTAATGCCTGCCAGAGAGAAAGCCCGAGCGCAAAGCTTGTCGGCCCATTCAGTAGTCAGGTGGACAAACTCACCATCTAACTTCGAGTTACCGGCGTTCTCACGTTTCATTTCAACTAACTGAGTGGACTCTATAAGTAACTCAAGGAGTCGGATTCCGATGTGAAATGTAACGTCGTTTTCAAGGGTGTCCCAAGCTGCCCAAGCCGATTGCAATTCGTTGGCTTCTTGCATGTGGGCTTCGACCTTCTCAAGGTATTTCACCTTGTAGGTGTGGCCGTTGCGTTGGTTAAGTGCCTTGCGGATGTGCTTGTTGAAATGCTCGGCTTCTTGCTCGCGGATACGACCGAAACGGGCTTCTTCTTCGAGCCCACGCCCAAGGGCAACGGCGATGCTCTGTACGCTTTGAGGTCCTTTTTTTGCAACGGTATTCAGGACGATTTTCACTGTGATGGCTGCAACGTTTTCCGCTTTGACCATTTGGAAGAATTGAAGCCCGACATGCTTGCGGCGCACTTTCGTTATCTGGTGCTCGACCCAGTTGTCGAAGGCCTTCATGAGGAGGGGAACCAGTGTTGTGATTACTGGCTTGGCGGTGGCGTTATCTGAGAATTCGCCGCGCTCCATTTGGCGCTCAAGTGCTTTGTGAAAGCGCTCTTCGCCGAGTGTGTAAGCTTCGTGTTCAAGTGCGAGTTGCTGTGCTGCTATATCGTCTCCATACAGTCGCGACAGTGCGTTAAAAGCCGATTCACTATATTTTATATCGGAGAAATCATGTGGCGGAGGCTGAATTTTGGACAAGGGAATCCCATTAAGAGCACTTTGGCTCTTCCGGTTAGTTGGGTGATTTACTTTTTAATGGGCGTAGAGAGTCCTTCAGGGCATATCTGAGAAAGCTTTCTCTCTACGCTTTTAAAGGCGGGGTTTAATGGCGGGGTGTCTGCGTAGTTACGATTCTTCCAAGGATGTCGGAAAGTTTGTAGGTGAAAGTTTTAACCTCTCCATCAGCAGTTGTTTGCATGATGTTTAATGTCCCGGATACATGGGTCGTTGAGGAAAGTTTCGTGACGACTTTTCCGCACGGGCCTACGCCAAGTGCGAATTCGCACGTTTCGTGAGCGAAGCGATAAGCACTGTCGAACTCGTTTTCTTTCTTCGGTACTGCGCAGATAAAGCGTATTGACTGAATGTCACTAAAGTTGTGGCTTTGGGATTTCACTTCACTTCACTCCAATGAACCAGAAGATTCCTTTCGCCCTCGGTTACGGGCATTCCATAATGTCTGTGGGCTTTTCCGCTGAAGAACATCCCGTGTCCTACAGGTAACTGAGGGACCAGAATGTTTGGCTCAAATGGGCCTGAGTGGACCAGCGTTCCGCCTCCTGTGAGGGCCCGTGTGAGGGCTACTACAAGCGTCACGTCTGAGTCTCTGTCAGTGTGCCAATGACCTCTTGGCGTGTTCTCGACGGTGTATTGCGCCGCCTGGATGGTGCGTAACTCGCTTGGGTCTTGCCCCATCAGGACTTTTGCTAAGGGAATCCCGGCGTTGTGCCAGAGGCTTCGCAGGCACTCATAAAGCGCCGGGCATTCGGTCATAAAGGACACCTCTGGTATCTGAGTTTCCTCAGGCTCTACCTCGTTCACTGCGTACGCCATGCAGTCCAGTTCAAGCATGAGGTCCTTGCAGAACTCCTCGGAGAGATAGGGAAAGGAATAAACACCGTGCCCGTATGCCGTAATCACAGAAAGGGCTTGGCCCCACTCGGAATCCTGTGTGTAGTCCTCGAAACTGATCGGCTTGACGCCTTCAGCGTGTTCGGCCATTTCTTTAAGGGCGCCCAGGATTCGGCGTAGGTCCGGGTGATATTTGTCCACTGACGGGTATGCGGTGAGCGCCTTGCTCAGTACGTGGTTCTGCCCAGTCATGCTGTCTCTCCCTGTGCTGGTGTCTTGAAGAATTGACGGACACGCGCCCAGAGGCGAGCAACCGGAGGAGCAGCCTTGCGCGCTTCTTCGGCTTCATGGGCATCGATGATTGCGTCTAATGGGTGCTTGGTGAGGCGGTAAAGGGCAGCGTTCAGGCCAGAGAATTCACATTCATCGGCACGGGACCAGTGGAACAACGCCGCCTTTAACAAATGGTGTCCAACTTCCTGCATGGTGTCTGTCAGAAACTGGAAGTACATCCGGTAGTTCCCATCGCGTTTGATATCTATACGAAGCCACGTTCGGCCCCGGCGATTGCTGACGTACTGGGCTAAACCGGTTCGCAAAGCGTCCTGCATGGCCCCCAGAATCTTGTTGGCTACTGCGGGGCTGGTGAAGTTGGTCAGATTGTATTTATTCATGGCGTAGAGGTTCCTTTCAGGGCTCTTAAAGAGAGCCCGTCTCGTCGGTTTCGTATGGGTAAAGCTGGCTGGGGCTTACTGAGTTTTTTCAGCGTCGTTGTAAGGCTGGAAAACGTGGACGTATTGGCCGTCTTTGAGATAGCCCGCAATGGTCTCTGTGTAGCGATTGTCAGCGGCAGCGACCCAGCCGAGTTTTGCGCATAGAGCCTTTGCGGCTGCTCTGTGGTTGCCTTGTTGGCTTAGGCCGTAATCCCAAGAAATGGTTACTGAGCCGCCTTCGGCAGTGGCCTTAATGCGTGAGCACTTGGTGTTGGTTGGGCAGATGTACTTGGTGGTTATGGCTTGCATGAGAAATTCCCTTTTAGAGCAAATAATGTGTTTATCGGCGCAGCGTCTTTGTCGTCGCGTTGCCACAAGGCGCAATCTACGCGCGGCATGTGTTTAAGTCAACACCTAATTTGTGTTTATCGGCCCGAAAGAAAGCCTGAGCGCTTAAGTAACTCAGGTTCCGGGTCTGTTTTAGTGAGGGTTTTTAATTCGTGATACTACAGCGGGTGATTCGCTAAAGCGTCCAATAGGACTTTCCGAGTCTCTTCCCGCGTAACCTTGAGCGCCATGGCGAGGCACAGCCAAGAGCCGAAACGGAGCGCTTTATACGAGCGTCCTATGCTGTCGTTGTAGTAATACTGTTCGACCACACACTCTGCGCCCACGCGCCACTCCGAGCCATGCTGCGAGAGTGCGCCAAGAGCAGTAAGCTCATCGATTCCTTTTTGAATGGTCCTCAAAAGGTCGGAATGAGTTCGTACTGGAGCCATCTCGTACAGCCTCAGAGAGTCCATGTGCAGGTATGGCGCCTGTGCATGGTGAGGTATCTGGAGGGAGTCTCTGTCTGTTTTTGGCGATGCCATAAAGTCGGCGCTCCTTTCGCGATCACCGAAAAACTTGGATGCGTTACCTGCAAGGGCCGCAGTGAGGGAGCTTTTACTACTCAGATGAGTAGGACACTTCGTCGCCGATGATATCAGGCCGAGGCCGTTGCGGCACCTCAGTAGCTAACTGACCCACTATTCATAGAGGTTCAATAGTGCAAAGAAGCCGTACAGAATCAATGCGGGACCTACCACCCAAGGCCACCACCCCGAGGCCTTTTTGGGGAGGGCGTCAGGGTCATCCATTCGCTTCTTGATCTCCCCTAATTCATTGAATAGGCAGTATCGGAAGCGCTGTTCTTCGATGTCCATTTCACCGTTTCGAGCCAATGCACGCTCATACAGAATCCCGCTGATGGCTTGTATCACCTCGTTAGGGTCTTCGTATTTCACAAGGCCCCACATGTACGCATCCCACGCCATGACACGTGCGACTCTTTCCCCCTCAGAGGGAGCCAGGTCGATACCGGCTAACCTCTTGCTCAGTTCAAGTTGAGCTTTGCGTATGCCTTCCCTGTTTAGATCACCCACCACTACAGCCATCCCTTGAATCACAAACTCCTATGGTACTTAGGAGGGAGCAATCAGGACCATGCGGATACCTGTAGGAAACGTCTCTTTATGAGGTCAGGCTGGCGCCATCAAGGAACCTTTGAGTGCTTCGACCATTCGTACGATTCGGGCGGTCCTGCCTGCCCCGTATAGATCGAATGTGATAGACCCAGAGCTATGCCCCAGAATGCTCTGCGCGATCCCCAGAGGAACCTCAGCGGCCTTCATTGACCCCGCGGCGGAATGCCTGAGCGAGTGAAAGGAGAGGTTGCCTCCAGACTCCAGCTTCAGGAAACCGCGAAGCATCTCGTTTAGTGGTTTGTTAAACCAATGCTCCTTTGCGGTGAACAGCCTTTGGGAACTGGAGGCTTTAACGAATTCAAGGAAGGCTGGTAGATCAAATCCATAAGCTCCATCAACGAGAGGAACTATCCGCACCGAATGCTTGTTCTTTAGGAACTTGCCGTTGTTGTCGTTGATGTCGATAACCCAGATACCGTTTACCTGCTTAATGTCCTCCGTTGTGAGCTGGTATATCTCACTGATACGAGCCCCCGTGATCGCTCCCAGAGAGAGCGCCCAGCGGTGCCATGATGTAGCAGGCAAGCTATTCGCCTGACGCATGATGGTCTCTACCTGATTCGGTGTGAAAGCTTCACGCGAGCTGTCAGCCCCTTTGGTGATCTTCAGGCCCTTGTCGAATGACTTAGTGAGGTAGTCATTATTCACAGCCCAATCCATCACCACCGATAGCCGAGTGAGTAGCTTGTTCACCGTGGACCCTTTACGGGTCTTCATCAGAGTTTCTTTGAGCCTCACCATGTCAGCCCGTGTGTGGGCTTTCAGGTCCAGCTCACCAAGAGCACCTGCAATCACATTGCATGAAGTAACGATCTCTCTAAGGGTGCTGGCCCGAACGTTGTCTTGTTGCTCGGTCTTGTAGAGGTCGGCAAGGAATTCAAACGTCACCGGTTTGGTTACTTCAAGGGGTCTTACAGATTGAGACGGACGAGCAGGGTAGGCCATAGGATCACTAAGACCCCCATAGATCATTTCATACGCTTCACGGTCCCTCAGTGGCCCAAGGCAGCCCTCAGCGACCACTTTGAGGTAGGAGCGCAGGTCACTCCAAGTCGCCTGTGGTGCCTCGACGTGGAACGCTGCCAACGACCTCAAGATATCTGCGGAGACCAGCATGGCTTGTGGGCGCTCTGAGGTCCTCAAAGATAGCGTGAAGGCAGCCTTGGAGCCTGATGGACGTAGACGCAGGTAGTACCGGCCATTTCTACGGTAATGCCAGGGCTTTGCGAGCCGAATTTCTAACAGATGTCTAACAGTTGGTCCGTGAGGTGCAGCGTTCATAATGAGGCAACCATTTGATTCTCATAGGATTACCACCAGTATTTGCCGAAGTTTTCCGGGTTGGCCCAGAACTTGGCGTTGAGCCAGTCCGGGACCTGTTTGTACTCACGCAGATCATAAGTGAACAAGGTCAGCACTTGATCGTCCCGTGCGAAGCGTTCATTGAGCTGCAGCGCCAGCGAGTAAAAA